CTTCCAAAGCTGTATGGTTCATCTGAATAAGTACCTGTTACAAAATGCGCCATACATTCAGCATTAGTCTTATATGTCATATTGCCTAATTCTGTACGATTACCAAAATAATGATTCTCTAAAACAAATTGCTTATAGGCTTTTGTCTTAGCAAAAACTTCGCAAGCCAAATGCCATAGGCAAAAACTTTGCGTAAATATTGCAAGATCAATATTTGTTTTTGCGCATTTGCTACGATCAAAAGCTACATTATATGCTGTCAAAGTAGGATTATACTTTGCTTGCACTTTTGATAACCAACGATTAATAGCATTGCTAGAAGCAAGCATTCTAGAGCCTGATGAAAGCATTGCATTATAGCCCGCCTTTTTCTCGGCAGCATATTGTTTAGACCACAAATGGTTTTTTGAGGTTGGATCATAAAATAGTTCCATATCTGCTGATTCTGCTATGATAACCGCGCATGATGCAAAGATTTTACCTTGGCGGTCTACCACGATTGCACCAAAGTCATAGACAGTATCATTTACAGTTGTTTCAGTATCCACGATTAGAAAAAATTGTTTTTTAGCCATTGTATTGCTTTCTAGTAATAAATACCGATATTTTTAAATACCGTCGGATTTTCTCGGTAGGGTATTATTATAATAGATTAATGCGCTAATTTGCGATTTAATTTTATAGGACAAATACAAACTACGCCAATTTCACGCATTGCCTTTTTTACAAGCTTATTATCATCAAACATAATACAATGGTTTCTTGTTAGCTTTTTTGGCATAAGCGAAAGCCATTTTGTTTTGTAATCACCATCATGCACCATTGCAGCATGTTTCTTTTTAGCAATATTACGGCTAAAAATAAACTTAGGTGAGATCCCATGGTTTTGCAAAAATTCATAATCAGCATTTTTCATTGTGCGAGATGTAAGAATTGCTACAAGATAACCATTTTCAATCGCTTGACGCATCAAGCCAGCTAAAGGCAATAACGTATCCTTAGCAATATTTTCATCAGTATTTTTTGCAAAGTAACCTTCAAGATCAAACCTACCGTCTGGCAAATTTGGTGGTATTCTATGCTTAGAATTAATTACAGTTTCATCAAGATCAAAAATCAGAGTGATTTTAGGGTTTTTGGTTTTCATTGGTTTCTATTCCTTGTTAGTTATCCGATATAAGTGATTATACGCTTATTTTAAGTATAAGCAATATATTTTCTATGGTAATTCAATAAATAAACATAGAAAATTCGGTATAAATAGCTTGACTACATACCAATTAGTATGGTATAATTGGCACAAAGAAACATTGCTAAAAAGCAATATTTCATTTTGATAACTATTCCGTGCAATCCCTACAATCCGTGCAAAGTACATAATTCGTGCAAGAAGTACAATTTTTACAATTCATGCAATTCTTACAATTCATGCAATCCATGCAATTCATGCAATTCGTACAATCTGTGCAATTTAGGCAATTTTTGCAATCCGTGCAATTCTTGCAATCTGTGCAATCCCTACAATTCTTACAATTCATGCAATTCACACAATATATGCAATCCGTGCAATACGTGCAATCTGTACAATATGTACAATTCGTACAATTCGTACAATTCTTACAATTCTTGCAATTCTTGCTATTCCTGCAATTCTTACAATACGTGCAATCCGTGCAATCCGTGCAATACGTGCAATTCGTGCAATTCTTGCAATTCTTGCAGTCCGTGCAATCCGTACAATATGTACAATTCAGGTAATCCGTGCAATCCGTGCAATACGTGCAATCCGTACAATATGTACAATTCGTACAATTCGTACAATTCTTACAATTCTTGCAATTCATACAGTTCGTGCAATTCGTACAATTCGTACAATTCGTACAATCCATACAATCTGTACAATTTAGGCAATTTTTGCAATCCGTGCAATTCTTGCAGTCCGTACAATTCATACAATTCGTACAATTCAGGCAATCCGTGCAATGTAGGCAATTCGCGCAATCTGTGCAATTCGTACAATCCGTACAATTAATACATCCATACTTATCCATATTAGAAGCTTGCTTATCGGCAAGCTCTTGGGATACTTTTGACATCCCTATATTACCAGCTTTTGTTTTCTTTGAGTTAAACATTTTATATCCTTAGTTATCTGATATAAGTGATTATACGCTTATTTTAAGTATAAGCAATATATTTTCTATGGTAATTCAACGAATAAACATAGAAAATTCTGTGAAATAGCTTGATACCCTACCAACTATTTCCTCCTAGTAACTTGCATTGAGTGGCATCGCGTAGTTTTAAAGCCCATAATAACACAAGTCTTTTTCCAAGCATCGTCATGTCCTTTAGAACCAAAAATCTTATCGGCTATAATATGCGCAAGTTCATGCGGTATTGTATCATGCGCAAAATATTGGTAGTTTTCCGACATTAGTTTAGCAGAAAGATCAATTTTTGTACCACAATAAAAAGCATACCCAGCCGTTGATGTTAACCTTGTATTAATAATAATAGTTGGTATTGTACCAATACTTTTATTATACCGATGTTTAAATTTCTCCTGTGCAACCTTCCACCAAAAATCAGCCCATTCATCAGCAAATTTCTGTAAAGCAATTAAATCGTATTTAGATGACATAGTGAAATATCCCAATTATATTAAGCGCTATTATATATACCCTTTTTGCTTTGCTTTCTTCCATTCTCTCAAAATCAAATTCCTAGGGGTTTTCAAGCTTATTGCTAAGTCCCAATCCCAAAAATAAAATCTATTTTTTAAGTATTCGATAGCATCCTTATTTATCTTAGATGACATAGTGAAATATCCCAATTATATTAGTCAATAAAAATGCACCTTGCAGCATCATAAGGTTTTTGTTACCTTGCATAAATGATGAACGAAGTAAGAAAATACTAGACAAAGTAAACAAAGGATAACCAAATGCACCCAGCCCACATGCGGCGAGTGTCGCGCCTGATATACCACAAATTGTACCAATTTTTTCCATTTTAATATTCGCTTATACAGAAAGCAATAAAACCCAACCAACCAAGAGCTACAAGAGTATAGCCAACTATTTGCAGTAATAATTCCATTTCTTGCCCCCTAGTTATCCGATATAAGTGATTATACGCCTATTTTAAGTATAATCAATATATTTTCTATGGTAATTCAACGAATAAACATAGAAAATTCGGTGAAAATCGCTTGACATGCTAATGCTGGCATGATATAATTGGCGCGAGGAAACATTGCTAAAAAGCAATGTTTCCTCATGTCAATTACTTTAATCCGTGCAATCTGTGCAATTCGTGCAATTATTACAATTCGTACAATTATTACAATTCTTGCAATTAGTACAATTCATACAATTCGCGGAATCCTTGCAACAGGTACAATACGTACAATTCTTGCAATTCATGCAATCCATGCAATTCTTGCAATCTATGCAATTCTTGCAATCTGTGCAATTCTTGCAATCCGTGCAATACGTGCAATACGTGCAATCCGTACAATATGTACAATTCGTACAATTCGTACAATCCGTACAATTCGTACAATTAGTACAATTCGTACAATTCGTACAATTCATACAATTAGTACAATTCGTACAATAAGTACAATTCGTACAATCCGTACAATTAATGCAATTAGTGAAACCCCTACAAAATACACAATTCGTACAATTCGTACAATTCTTACAATTTGTACAATTCGTACAATTAATACATCCCTGCTTATCCATATCAGAAGCTTGCTTATCGGCAAGCTCTTGAGATATTTTTGACATTCCTATATTACCAGCTTTTGTTTTCATTGAGCTAAACATTTTATCTCCTTAGTTATCTGATATAAGTGATTATACCTCTGTATATCTTAAAATCCAAGACATTTCTTCAGATAGCTGAATTGTCTCTGATGCATTAGCTAGTTGTTTAATTTGCCTAAGTTCATAATCATAAGCATAGTTATTGTTTTTGCAACTCCAGTAACCATAATAATAAGAAGGCTCATTTTCAAGACGTGCTATTGCTTCGCTTGATGTTAGAGTACGACCAAATAGCCAATATTTTTTATCTCTCATCCTGCTAAAAATAATACGCTGTAATCCTTCTTTATTTTTAGTAGTCATTTTCTTATGATATGATGCAATACATTCTAGTATCACGCTTGATTTAATAGTTGCGAAAGTCATAACATGCCCGCAGGTAATTTTTTAGGTTGATTTGCCAAATTTTCGACAATGCGCTTCTGCTCTTGAAGATATACGCTGCAAGCCGTAGCATACTCAATTGGCTTGAAATTTGCTACAATACCCGTAGGCTTCTTAGTGTTAGGTATTCTTAGAGGTTTCTCTTGCATGATAGTATTCCATTAAGTAAGTGATGATACAACAATAAAGGCAATTGCCAAGATGAAGAAAGCGATCTTTTCTTGCTTATCCATTTTATTCCTTATTAGTTATCCGATATAAGTGATTATACGCTTATTTTAAGTATAAGCAATATATTTTCTATGGTAATTCAACAAATAAACATAGAAAATTCGGTAGAAATAGTTTGACTGCGTACCAATTAGTATGGTATAATGGCGCCTAAGCAACATTGCTCGAATGCAATGTTGCTCTAAGGTATTAAGTATTACTCTGTTACAACATCCGCAAGGTAAGCAAATGTCTCATCATCCAAAGCATCAGCATCAGCTAAGTCTTGCTCAGTTGTAACATCTTGCTCATCAGTCAACTCATCACGAACAGCCATCTGCAAAGCAGAGAGAACTTTAACAAGTGCCGTCTTATTAGCCTTGGTCATGCTTTCGATCTCAGCTTCTGTCATGCCAAGCAAAGCACCAATCGCATCTGCGGTAGTATCCTTCTTAACAATAGCCGTACCCGTTTTAGTGGTACGAACTTTCGCAGTATATACCTTCTCACGAGAAAGTTTAGCAATAACAGAGCGAACAGTCTTACCAAGATTAGTAGCAATAACTTCAACAGTAACACCTGCCGCATAGTCAGCCATCATTTTAGTAGTCTGCTCATCAGTGTAGTTTATAGCTTTTGTAGATTTGATAGTCATAGTAATTTCCTTTAATGGACGATTAAAAAGAAGGGTTTCGCTGTCCGTTTCGTCACCCCAAGAATTTATTATACGCTTATTAAGCGTGAGATGCAAGAGTTAATTTCGTATCTTTTAACATTGTAATAGCATGAGCCGATAACAAACGATGACGAGTGTTAACATCTTTAATATTATTAATATTAGTATATACGCTAGAAGTACGTACCAAGGAGATTGGCTTAATATATTTAATCATCTTGTTTCTTTCTGTTTATTAATTAGATGTAGTAATTATATACCTGATAGTATAGGTTGTCTCATATAGAAATGTAATATATAGCGTAAAATATATAATAAAACTGTAGTTGACGCGGCGGAGTTTCACATGCTATAATAAGAGACTACCCTTATAGGGCGGTTGTGAGACTTATCAATTTACTAACACACATAGGCCCCCTCTCAGAAAAATTATATTAGAAAATGCCATAAAAGTAATTAGGTGTTATAAGTATAGCAAAAGGTATAAAATTCATATACCCCAAAGTGTTATAAGTATAGCGAGTTGCTTAACCCCAAAAAAGCAATTAGGTGTTATAAGTATAGCAAAAGGTGTAAAATTCATATACCCCAAAGTGTTATAAGTATAGCGAGTTGCTTAACCTCCAAAAAAGTAATTAGGTGTTATAAGTATAGCTAGTTGATTAACCAGAAGAACAAGAAATAACTTAAAAGATAGCAACAAAATTTTTAAACTTGACTTAAGTTCCCTAAAGTGTTATAATATATAATTACTAAAGATTTATATAGAAGGCAATATGAACCAGCTAGCTCCAATCCACTCACCTGCCCAAGCTTTAAGCATATCACCAGAGAATCTTGAAGTCGCAAATTGCTACCTTGAGACACAGGACATGCGTCTTACAGCTTCAAAACTAGGCATTCCCACTGACCAAATATCCGAAATTTTAGATAGACGTGAAATCCGTTCTTATATAGATAGTATCTTTAGAGATGTAGGATTTAATAACCGCTTCCGCATTAGGTCTGTCCTAGATGTAGTAATTCAGAAGAAATTAGAAGAAATGGACGAAGCTGAAGTAGGATCAAGTAAAGATATTGCCGAGCTTATCGCACTTTCACATAAAATGTCAATGGAGGTGCTTGATCGTGAGATCGCCCTAGAGAAAGCTCGATCAGCTAATACTGGTAAAATTAAGAATCAAATTAACGTACAAATGAACGACTTAGGTGGGCCACCAACAAAGTATGGTAGTCTAATGACACAACTTTTAAATACACAAAAATGATACATGTAGATCGTGATATAATCCTAGAATATAATAGGGCAACAGAATTAGTAATAAAAGGTAACTTTAAAAAAGCTCTACCTATTCTTAGAAAAGTACTCCGCCAGTGCGAGTTTAAGGAAGCTTACATAAATATAGGTAACTGCTACCGTGGACTTGGAATGCATGCACAGATTCTCCCTAGCTATTTAAGTGCAGTTTCCGATGAGATACCTTGCTTAGATGCTAAAGATACTTCTGCTATGATACATGCTCTTAATAACCTTGGCCTAGAGTATTATGCTCTAGGAGATGATTTATCAGCCTGCAAAACTCTTCTCAGAGCTATTAAGCTAAACGATAAAGCTTGGGAAGCTTGGTGGAACTACTCCACTGCAACTTTAAGGCGTGCATCTTCTGGATTTGATTCTAAGTACTGGGAACGTGGGTGGGAAGCTTATGATGCTAGATTCTTAAAAAATCCTCCTGTTAAGGTAAAGAATAACCGCCCTGACTTAATGTATTGGGATACTACTTCCATAGGTGGAGATATAGTTGTTCTAGTAGAACAAGGACTTGGAGACTCATTCATGTGGGGGCGATATTTAGGCGTTCTAGCAGGCATGTTCTCAAAGGTGTATGTACAGTGCCCTGAGATACTATCTGATATGTTTACTCGTGCTGGATTTTATCCTGTGCGCGATGCTATTGATATTGAATCGTCTGCTCTAGTAGCATATCCAATGTGTTCTTTAGCAAAAGTTATAAATGGTGGAGTGCCTATTGCGGGAGACTGGTTACGTGGTAAATATGAGGCTTTTGGCCCGGAGAAATTTAATGGTAAAATCGTTGATAAAAAGAAGCTTAATGTCGGTATTGTTTGGTCTGGTAACCCTACTCACCTTAACGATGCTAATCGTAGTATTAATATTGGGCGTTTTAGCCGTCTTGCTAAGCATGTTAATCTCTTTTCCCTTAGTCCTGGGTTTTCTAGCACTAAATATGTTACTTCGCTTAACATTAAAACTTGGACAGATACGGCATCGGCAATCTGTGGACTCGATCTCGTACTTGGAGTAGATACCTCAGTAATGCATATGTGTGGCTCTCTAGGCGTTGAAGGCTGGCTAATGCAACCTTCTAGAGAGACTGACTTCCGCTGGGGTAATGGAGTTAGTAAATGTGCTTGGTACTCAGATATTAGAATCTTTGAGAATCCAGGGTCATGGGAAAAGACATTTGATAATGTAGAAGCTGCTTTAATTAAGTTCATAGCTGATAAAGAAAAGTCTGCCATTATAGAGCAGATAAATATAATAGAACAGGATATGTTATGCGTAGCGTAGAAGGAAGATGGGGTACCGTTTGGTACTACGGTAAAGACGAATATGTAGGACGATCACTGCATAACTACGGTGAGTATAACCCTGACGAAACTGAGAAGATTATTGACCTAGCTCGTATGGGTGGCGGACTTAATTTAGATATTGGAGCTAACTTTGGCGTAATGGCACAAGCTATTATAGCTAGTGGTATGGATTGCTTAGCCTTTGAACCACAACCGGACGTCTACGACGTTTTAGTGAAAAATATTCCATTTGAAAAATGCTATAATAGGGGGTTAGGGTCAGTTACTGGCACACTACAAATGCCTAAGATTTTACGTGGTTCAAAGTGTAACTATGGAGGTCAAGGAATTGGCTTTAAGAGTGAGCTAGGGACAATTGATGTATATGTGGATACTTTAGATAGCTTTAAGTTTGATAACATTGGCTTTATAAAGATTGATGTAGAAGGCTTTGAAGAGCAGGTTCTTATGGGTGGACGTGAGACAATTCTACAATGTAAACCTATTATGTACATTGAGGATGATAGACGGGAGAAATCTGCATCTTTGCGTAAGTATATAGAAGGACTTGGATATACTATTGAAGAGCATAGACCTAGTCTTTATAGAGAGATGAACTTCTTTAGAAAGCCTATTAATGTATGGGCACCATATAATTATGTATCTCATAATTTAATCTGTAAGCCTATTAAATGCTAACCGTTTCAAGAAAAGATATTAGCCATACTGAATTAACAGACTACGGGCCTGAACGAGGAATCAAATTACCAGTAGAGGCATATCTAAAACTAGTACCTTCTCCAGTAGGAAAGGGTACTGTTTTTGACCATTTAAATGATCCCCAGCGTGCATTGATAAACGCAGTTAATTCACCTAAATATAGATTTATCTGCGCTGCACTTTCCCGTAGGCTAGGGAAGACCTTTATATCTAATATTATTGGTCAACTAGTACTACTAGTGCCAGGATGTAATATTCTTATTATGTCGCCTAACTATAATCTATCATCTATTAGTTTCGAACTACAGCGTAAGTTTATAGGTCAATTTGATTTAGAAATTATACGTGATAACTTAAAAGATCGCGTACTAGAAATAAGTAATGGATCTACTGTACGTATGGGTTCAGTTTCTCAAGTTGATAGTTGTGTGGGACGTAGTTATAATTTAATTATATTTGATGAAGCAGCCCTATCTAAAGATGGCGAGGCTGCCTTTAATGTAAGTCTGCGCCCTACCCTAGATATACCTGGTTCAAAAGCTATCTTTATTTCAACACCTCGCGGTAAGAAGAACTGGTTTTCTAGGTTCCATGCTAGAGGATTTAGTACAGACCCTGCCTATGCGCAATGGGTTAGTATAACAGCTGATTACCTTGAAAATAAACGTATGAGTGCAGCCGACGTAGCAGAGGCTAAGGCTACAATGTCCAAGGCAGAATTTGAACAAGAATACATGGCTTCCTTTAATACATTTGATGGGCAAATCTTTAACTTAGATCACGGACATATACTTGATGAGTTACCCGAAGGTAACTATGAATGGTTCGCTGGACTAGATCCAGGATATAGGGATGCTACAGGTTTTATAGTTGCAGCCTATAATATTGATACTGATGTATACTTTATAGTTGATGATTATTGTGAATCAGGATTAGTAACCTCACAGCACGCTACTAACATACATGAATATATTGCTAAGTATAATATAGAGACTATATTCATTGACCCTGCAGCTGCTCAGTTCGCAGCTGATCTAGCTTACACATACGATATTGCCACAACAAAAGCAAAGAAAGCTTTGCTAGAATCGATCAGCTACTGTCAGACATTATTACAAACAGATAGATTATATGTTCTTAGGAACTGTTCTCACACTGTTGATTCTATGGACCAATATCAATGGGATCCTAATGAGGCTCTAATAACCGAGAAACCACTACATAACGAAGCATCTCATATTGCAGATGCTATGCGGTATGCACTATATACCTTTACTAGTTAAGTACCCATACATCGTTCCCACAATCATAAACAGGGTAGTAGCCTTCTAAAGACATAATTTCTTTTTCGGTTAATTCTTCTGAAAAGGAGTTAGGGAATAGAGTTTTTAACAGGTGTTTCTGGCATTTATATCTAGATAAAGAAGTTAGTCTTTTATAGTATCTATAGTTAGGTACTGAAGTATGTGAGTATTTAAAACCTAAAGTGGAGTATAATGACCCTATACTCCATCTTTTATCTGAGTAGGATATAATAGACCCCATATATTTATTCTTAAAATACTTTAAAAGCTTAGACGCCCCACCTACTATAGTAGTATTCAATATAGAGCAGTACCTAACTAACTCATACGTATACTCTTTAGAGAATCTTGGAGAACTAAAGGTCATTACTGCAACTAAATTATTCTCAAAAAATAACCCTAAATTAACTGAAGTAGGACTACCTTGCTCCTGTATATGATTAGTATTTAAAAAATCCTTTGGGAACCTAATTTCCTTAACTATACATTTCCTAGCAAATATTTTAGAAGTACTACCTAGGATACTTTTTATACGAGATTTAACTATCTCCTTCTTAGTAGCCCACTCAGATTCATAGATATGAATTAACTGATACCCAAAATCTATAGTATCTTTAGTTTTATTTAGGTGATAATTTTTACCTACTTTATCTTCCCTATGCCAGTACTCTCCATTAAATTCAAAAGCAATACCTAAATCAGGAAGTACAATATCTAACTCTTTCCCTTCTAGTATATCTCTATCACTAGTCTCTATCCAGCCGGAATACTCTGATTTAATAAACTCTAATAATTCAGATTCGCCTTTGCTTATGCCTAATGCAGATATACATTTTGGACAATAATGTCCTGCCATAAAATTACTGATAGTTTGAGTATTAGAGTGCCCTTTGTCACAAATATACTCAATATTGCCATAACTTGAGTTCTGGATAGATAGTACTGTATAATTTAAAGAACTAGTTATGTCTAATAACCTTCTCTTTGTATGGCTAAGAAACCTATCTCTAGTAATATTATTTTTGGAGCAGGCATTATCTATAGAGGCTTTAGTAGTATTAAATATTTTCTGTAGTTCTTCAGTAGAAGTATTATTTTCTACTAACTCCCTTAATTTTAAAATATTAGCAGAAGTCCAATCTAACCTAATAGTACTTTTACCATAGCATTCTCTACAAGTACTTCTAGTACCTTTTGATAGTAAGTTAGTAGGCGACACTGTCCAAGTATGCCCTACTTGACAACCTATCTCAATACTTATAGCAGCACCTTTATATTCCCCCAGTACTACTAGCTCAGGATATTTCAAAGATACTTCTACCTTAAAATCTTCTGTAGTTTTTTTATGTGCCATTTTATTCCTCATCAAGTATAATATAATTATTATACTCTAACAATCAAATTTTTTCAAGTATATTTTTTATGACCCATCAAAACTCTGGTGTATACATTCTCAAATTTAAAAGTGGTAAATACTACATCGGTAAAACTAACGATTTCGAACGTCGTTGGAAAGAGCACTTTGATAAATTCGATAAAGGTACTGCTGCTTTAAAAATGCAAATGGAATATAATAGATCAGGATACCCTAGTACAAGTATAATGATAACTTGCCACGAAGACCATATAGGACTATTAGAAGCTAATTTAATACACAATAATTGGTCAGATAATATTTTAAATGCCTCTAGACCAAAAGTATCAGAAGATTTAAACCAAGATCACCTACCTTTATTATGCTACAGTACAGGTACTTTAGGTAATATGGTACTAGCTTCAAATACTAAGATAAGTAACCTAGAAGGAAAAATAAAACACTTACAATCTAGCCATCAAGCCAAGATTAGGGATATGATTTCTGGAACCTATATAGAATCACAAGAACGTGTAAATGAGAAACTAAACGCTGAAATTAAAAGGTTAAAGTCAAGAAATTGGCTAGATCGACTACTAAATAAGTAAAACCCTACCAAGCCCGCTTTTATAGCGGGCTTTTTTGTTACCCGGCATAAAAAATTTTATCCTTGACTTTATCATGCATACAGGTTATAATACTATATAAACTTGTAATAGTAACTAAAAAGACGGAACTCCTGTAATGGCTATAAATACAAATAAGCGCGTAGCTGTTAAGCATATACGTGATAGAGCTAAGTCAGCATACGACAAGAAAGATATATGTTTTATCTGCGGTTATACTGATGATCTAGAGCTACACCACCTAAACTCCTTAACCTTACTTCTAGATAAGTGGGCAAAAGAGAATGGACATAGCTTAGCAACTGACGAGGAAGTTATAGCAATTAGAGATGAGTTTATCGAAGCACATCATTCTGAGATATATGTCGAAGTATTCACTTTATGTAATAAGCACCATGTAAAATTACATAGTGTTTTTGGTAAAGCGCCTGCCTTAACTTCAGCACCTAAACAGAGTAGATGGATTGAGAAACAGGTCACAAAAGCTAATGGACTGGAACCTGAAAAGAAAGCAGGGTCATTTAGCTCCTTCTATTAAGGAATGCTATGGCATGGTGGAATAAAGATATAAAGGATTACTTTAGTAAAAATAATCCAGCACAGAACATAATATCACGAGAAGCTGGATCTTATGTATCTACAACCTCACATATAACTTTTAGTCAAGCGTATGATAAGCTTGAAGTAGTATGTAGAGGGGTTAATATGATTGTTAGTGCATGTTCATCACTAGATTATGATGTAAAGAATAAAGAAAATACAGGGATAGTAAATGGAGTTAAGCAGAAAACTTTAGTAAATATGCTAAACTTTGCTCCAAATCCCTATATGTCAGCACAAGAGTTTAGAACACATCTGTTTACAGACTTCTTGCTAGAAGGTAATATGTTTATATACTATGATGGAGTATATTTATACCATTTACCTGCGGCAAAAATAGTAGTACATCCAGACCCTAAAACTTTTGTAAATAAATATACCTATAATAGTATCCAGGATTTTACCCCTGATGAGATTATACATATTAAAGATTTAAGCGGTACTTCAGTATATCGTGGAACCAGCCGCTTAATGGCAGCTGAACGTAGTATGAAGACCTTATATAAGATGCAAGACTTCCAAGATCAGTTCTTTGTTAATGGTGCTATTGCAGGTATAGTAATCGAAACAGAGAATACACTTAGTCAAGCTGCTAAAGACCGTACAATTGCTAACTGGCAACAAAAATATAACACTTCAAATGGTGCTAAACGCCCCATGCTATTAGATAGCGGACTAAAATTAAAAAGTATCGGAGATACCAATTTCAAAGATATGGATTTTGATAATTCAATTACTACTCATAATAATAAAATACTAACGGCATTAGGTGTACCAACAGTTTTACTAGATGGTGGAAATAATGCTAACATATCCCCTAACCTACGTCTATTTTATCTAGAGACAGTCGTTCCAATTGCAACACGTTTAGTGTCTGCGTTAGAAAGATACTTTGGATATGACGTTCAAATTATTACCTCTACTGTCTCTGCCCTTCAGCCAGAAATGAAAGATGTAGCTACTTATCACGTTTCGTTAGTTAATGGTGGAATTGAAACCCCTTCCGAAGCTCGTGAATTTCTAAGACTACCTATCAAATCTGGCTTAGATGATATTAGAGTCCCGGCGAATATAGCAGGATCAGCTGTTAATCCAGGAGTTGGTGGTGCACCTCCGAAGCCAAAAGATCCACCAGCACCATAAGGAGCATTATGAAAGAAAAAAATAAGATTTTATATCTTACCCAAACTTTTCGTAAAGATGCTGCAGACCCTGAAGAATCGGTTAACGGTCCTATAGAGTCAATATTTATTGAAGGGTATGCAAATACTACTTCTAAAGATAGATCAGGCGATATTATACCAATGACCGCTTGGAATGCAGCAGTTCAAAACTACCTTAAAAACCCTATTATCCTAGGATATCACGATGCTGATAACCCTATAGGTAGAATGGTTGACCATAAGATAGACGAAAAAGGCCTATGGGTAAAGGCCCGTATCTCTGCTGCGGCAGACGATGTGTTTAACCTAGTAAAAGATGGAATTTTAACAGCATTTAGTGTAGGATTCTACATCAAAGATGCTACTTATGATTCTATTACCGATCTATTTATAATCAAAGAGTTAGAACTCCTAGAGATTTCAGTAGTATCAGTGCCCTGTAATCAGGATAGCACATTCAGTTTGTCCAAAGCCTTCGATAGCGCTGAGGATTATAGTAACTTCAAAAGCCAATATATGGAAAAGTCGGAAGCAGCTAAAGGGCTAGAATCCCCTGCTCCAAGTACTGGCGTAATCACAAAGGAATGGAACATGGATCCAAAAGAATTAGAACTACTACTTGCTAAAGCTGCAGAAGATGCTTCTGCTAAAACAGCTGCTGCAATCGAAGAGAAACATGCAAAAGCTGCTTTAGTAGCTATTGCTGAAAAGAAAGCTGCCGACGACGCTGCTGCTCTAGATGCAAAAATCGCTGCTGCTATACAATTAGGTGCTTCAGGCTCAGAACGCTTGCTAGCAGATGTTGAGAAACGTCTTAATGACCAAACTGCTGCTTCAAAATCAGCTCTTGAAGGTCTAGAAGCTGTTATCAAAGAAAAAGCAGATGACCTTGCTAAGCTTCAAGCTAGCAAAATGAATTTTGCAGACAAAGGCAATCAATCAGACTTCGCTAAAGCATACACAGACCGTGAATCAGCATATCTTGCTGCTAAAATCATGGGTAAAGGTATTGAACAGCTTAAGTTTGGTCAAGAAATAGTTCAAAAATATGGTGCACATGTACCTTCAGCCCAGTGGGAATTAGAAATCTCCACAGTAATGGAAGCTGAAATCCGTAGACGCCTAATTTTCGCTCCAATCTTCCGCCAACTTGCGATGAAGACAAATGTTATGTCAATCCCTGTAAATCCAGAAGCTGGTTTTGCAACATGGATGGCTAACTCTTCATTCGGTAGTGCAGCTTCAGCCGGTGCTACTCAAACCCATACATTAAAAGAAATTACTCTTAATGCATATAAAGTAGCTACTAACGAATATATGGCTTACGAAGAAGAAGAAGATGCAGTTTTAGTATTGCTTCCAATCATCCGTGATGCTATGGTTCGCCGTGTTGCCCGTGCTGTAGATAAGGCATTTATCCTAGGTGCTGGTTCTGGTGCAGACCCAGTTAAAGGTGCAGCTATATATGATGCAACTTCAGCAGTTAACGTTACCAATACTGGTACAGTTACACTAGCTAACTTACGTGCTCTACGTAAAGATTTAGGTGCTTGGGGTCTTGATCCTGCAGAACTCGTTTATGTTGTTTCAACAGACTCATACTACGATCTAATGGAAGATACAGCATTCCAAACAATGAATCAAGTTGGACCTGCAGCTACACTACTAACTGGTCAAATCGGTACAATTGGTAATACTCCAGTACTTGTTTCAGATGCTCTTGCAACTAAAACAACTGGTACTACTACTTCAGCTACTAACATTGGCGCAGTATGTATTGCTCCTGCAAACTTTATTGCAGGTAATCAACGCGGTCTTCGTTTCGATACTCAAGAACTTGCAGAAACACAACGTCGTGTACTAGTTGCTTCAATGCGTACTGGTTTGACTCAGCTTTCAACAGTTAATGGTATAGGTATTTCAGCACTTCGCTGGTCTTAATAGTCTAGCATAAATTAGAGTGGATTTAGGTCCACTCTTCTTTTATAAGCTCTAATTAATTAGAGCTTATAAAAGAATAATAAGGAGTTACAATGGGATTAGATTTAGTAACTCTAGCTGAGTATAAAGCCTATGCAGGAATTACTAGTACTACTCAAGATACTCAGATTAGTAGTATTATTAAATCTGCATCACAATTATGCAAAACATATTGCGCCAGAACTTTCGTAGACCTTGTCGATAATGCAACAACCGAAGTATACTCGGGTGGAACTAGCAAAATTATACTTAAAGAATACCCTATCCTTAGTATTAGCTCTTTAGAATACTCATCAGATTACGGTAATACGTATACTACCTTAGTAGAGTTTACAGATTATACTTTAGATAAAGAAGATGGAAGTATTGCCCCTATCTTAGATACAATATTTCCAAAACAAATAAATGCCTACCGTATTACATATACTGCAGGATATGAGACAATACCTCAAGACCTAAAAATCGCTGTACTTGATTTAGTAGCATACTATGTCAAGTCAGATATGGCAATTAAATCACAGCGTAATGCTGGGTCAAATACAACACAGGTTGAGTTCATCACAAAGAATTCCCTACCCTCCCACATTTCTAGGGTATTTGATTTATATATATCAGCGGTGGGTTAAATGTCATTCACTGAACTTAGCAATACCTTAAAAAATCATTTAGGAAAAGCTATTAAAAATAACTTAGATATAGGTATCTTAAAAAATGTATCTGGACTTATTGGAAGTAGCACTAAAGATGTTAAGGGTCTTAGGAACAAACTTAAAGCCGCAGAATTTAATAATATAGTACTTACTAAAGAAGGCTTTAAAAGCCTTCTAGCAGAAATACAGGTAAGTACAGAGGCAATAACCTTTGAGCAATATAGCGACTATATGTCTTATAGAAAGTCTGGGGGTCCTAGTACTAAATCTATAGATGAATTTGAGTTTAGGTATTCTAGTATGGAGAGTACTTCAGAACAAATTAAAAGCTCTTCTATCCCAGGAATAAAAGATCCTTGGACAATTATTTATAATACCCCCTATAGTAGTTTACGTAAGTGGACAGGAGAATTTCTAGAAATTAGTGGGTACTCTAAACAAGCAGTTGATGATTGTTTAGGTAAATTTGAAGCTGGGCATATTATAGGAATAGCTTCATATAGATCCTTAATTAGTTTTGGATCTAATATTGATGAAGAGTCTGGGAGAGTAGTAATTAGAGGTGAACCTGATCTAGCTTATTTTGATAGAATAAATCAATTACTAATAGATTTAGATCTTGCTTCAGCAAACTCTTTACAAACGGATACAGGGATTTATGCAGGCGCTACAAAAAATCTAGGAAATCAGACTTTAAACCCCTCTATGTATATTGAGTTCCAAGCTTTAGTAAATGAGCAAGGTACCGGGAACCAGCAAACAGGTAGTATATTAGGTCCAGTTACTAAAGCATTAGCTGCTATTGCATCAGCACAAAAATCTGGTAGTGGAGTATCTATAGAACTTAAAACTCTTGGAGAAAATCTTAAGTTATTAGAAGTACAAGCTAAAGAGCTAATTTCTAAGTATCCAGAAGCTATAAAAGATGCAGCTACTAAAAATTTAGATGCTTTATTAGAAGCTAAAGGCTCAGATTCTTTAAAAGATTATTCAGTTAAAGTCATAATTAATGCCTTAGAAGGTATTAAACCTCCGAAGGGCGAGGATACTAAATACCCTAAAGTAAAAATTGCTACTATACCTACATCAAATAAGCTATTAATGGACGAAATTAAGGCTATAGCAAAAGAACTACAGATAAAAAATAAAAAAGTAAAAGAGCAGCTTAAAAAAGCTAAAGCTGCTAGTTCTAGAGTTAGAAATCTCAAGGGCCACTTCTTCTCTCTAGCAGCTTTACAAGTTATCTTAAATCAGCAATTAGCTGATCGAATTAAAGCCAATATGGGTACCGGAACTGCTACTAAAGTTCTTAATTATAGATCAGGTAGATTTGCTGATACAGTAAAAGTTGAGCGTATGTCTAGTTCCCGAGAAGGAATGATAACGGCATTTTATACGTATATGAAGTACCCCTACCAAACATTCGAACCTGGCTATAAGCAAGGTTCCCCTGCATCCCGTAATCCTAGATTACTAATTTCCCAGAGTATACGAGAGATAGCAGCAACAGTTGTTAAAAATAGATTAAGGGCAGTACTAATATGAGCGTACGCACAAGTATCGCTAAAGCTTTAGCGGAAAAATTAAAGTTAATTGATGGTACAGGCTCTTATATTAGTAATGTAAACGGGAATACCAAGCCTTTTTTAAAGTTCTGGGATGAAGTTAATGATTTCCCAGCAATATATATGTCCACAGGTTCTGAAACTAGAGAGTATCTTCCTGGGGGATTTAAATGGGCATTCCTAGGAATCTCCTTAAAGTGTTATGTAAAGGGTGAAGACCCTGCTCAAGACTTAGAAAACCTTCTTGAAGATGTTGAGAAGGTTCTCGATGCGAATCGGACATTAGGTTATGATTCAACAAATCCTAGTAAGCAGACTGTAGAAATTCTGATCAATTCTATAGTTACAGATGAAGGTCTGTTAGCCCCCTACGGAATTGGAGAGGTTAATATTAGTGTTCAATATCCCGTTCTTTAACGTATTAAGTACAGATAAATATCTAGTCGCGATGCAATAAAGAACACAACCATATATAAGGAAAAAATATGGCATATAATTTAGCGCGTAACTCGCGCGTGTTTGTTACTACAAACGTATCAACAGCATCAGGACAGACTGTAATTTCTCCAACTGGTACAAGTACTTCAACCGGTCCGGGACAGATTCTATCTACTGGTATGACGATAGCTAACACTTTTGAGCTCCAGGTTCTGGATGGATTTAAGTTTAGTCAAGGTACAAATACCGCAAATGTTCAAATCAAGGAAGCCGGCGCAACCCCAATTCGTGGTCAACGCTCTTTCAATACAGCCTTAAACCCTGTAGATATTTCTTTCTCTACATATCTTCGTCCTCGCCAGAAGTCTGCACAGGCAACTTGTGAAGAACGTGGACTGTGGAATGCCTTACTAGGTACAGTTGGTATTAGTGGTACTACTCAAAGTGGTGCTTTAGTAACTGCAGCTACTGTTGGTGGCACTATTACTAACATTACTCGTACTGCAACTACTACTGGTATTGCTACTATTGTAGGTACTGCACTAACTGCTACAGGCGTGTCTGCTGGAGATACTGTTTATCTTAAACAAAACTCTACTGCCGCAAATGCTACAGCATGGAATGGTCCTGTAGTAATTGGTACAATCGGCGCAACAGCTATTACATGTACTTACCTAACAGTTCCTGATGTTGCTGGTGGCGTAACTGCTGCAGCTACCGCAGTTACTTTAGATAAAGCTGCTTGGATAGAAATGCCAGTTGCTGGTTCTAATGTTACATATGCTGAGCTAACTTCCGCATTCTCTAATAAGAATCAGATGCAAGCTATTGGATTTATTTTCATAGTTGATAACTCTACTTATGTTATTGAAAACTGCGCGATAGATCAAGCACAGGTTGATTTTGGTCTAGATGCTATTGCAATGGCTGCTTGGACTGCTAAAGGTACTAAGCTTATCCAAGTCCTAGCTAACTCAACAATCACTGATACTAGCCCTGGTCTTGATGCTTCTACTGTAGTATTTACTGTAGGTAACTTACAAGGTACTGCTCAAGGTAAAGTTACTACAGCTAACTATATTACTAATAAACTTTCAACTGTACAAGTTAAGAGTAACATAGGTAATGTAGCAGATACTGGTGGTACGGCATACAGTGTAGTTTTAACTGGTGGTTCAATTAGTATTGCTAATAACATCACATATGTAACTCCAAATAATATTGGTGTGGTTAACATTCCAATTGGTTACTTTACTGGAAATCGTGCAATTAGTGGTACTATGAATGCGTATCTAAAGACAGGTACTAATGAAACTGCTCAGCTTCTAACTGATATTCTAACAGGTGCTTCAACTGCTACAGATACTAAGTATCGTATGCAAATTGAAATTGGTGGACTAAGCAATACTACTCGTATTGAAGTAGAATTACCTGGTGCAATGTTAGGGGTTCCAAGCGTAGATGTAGCAGATATTATTTCTACTGCAATTACATTTAATGCACAAAGTATTGCTAATACCTCAATTGCTTCCGCAGTCGGAACTTATGATATTGGTAACACTAATGACGTATCAGTGCGTTACTTCTCGTCTTAATTTTTAATTGTTTTCTGGGGGTGGGTCTAAGCTTGCTCACCCCTCTTTTTAACCCAATGAAGGTATAATAATAATATGTCACAAGAATCGAGTGTAAGCCTAAAAAGCCTATTAGTTCCTAGTAAGTCAGTTGAAGTTGAGTTTCCAGGTATGGAAGGATTTCTTCTAGATCTGTCATTTCTCTCACGTGAAGAACTGATGAAAATTCGTAAAAAGGCTACGAAATTAGAATACAAAAATCGCGTTCCAACCGAAACGTTAAATGACGATTTATTCCTACAGCTATATGTTGACGGCTGTATTAAAGGATGGAAGGGACTTAAGTTCTCATTCCTAGAAACCTTAGCTCCAGTAGATATCTCTGGTCAAACCCCCGATGATACACTAGGATACTCTCGTGAGAACGCATTGTTCTTAATGAAAGCAAGTTCAAACTTCGATTCGTTCATTAGCGAAACGGTGACCGAACTCTCAAATTTTCAAGCGCCCAGTGGGGCCAAGTCAGTAGCCAAATAAAAGCCTTTTATCAGTATTCCCAAGTCGGTATGACTAAGGAGCATTATCTAGATATGTGCGAAATGTTAAAACAAGAGCCCATTCCAGAGAATACTCCTATAGAATATGAAGACCTTCATGAAGATGTTCAGGAAGCAATCGTAGTCTATAATGCCCTACAAGATAATTGGGATACTATGAATGGAATTTATTTAGGTAAAGTGATGACAGGTATTATAGATATATTTAAGATGAGAGGTGTAGATGATCACACTACTTGCTTTGATATTATAAGAATGATAGATAATGCCCGTAGTCAAATACTTAATAAGAAATCAACAAAACCCGCTTAGCTCACGCTTGCGGGTTTTTTGCTATGCATCAGAAAACTTTATCATTGACAATTCGATGCCTCAATGATATAATAGGTGATAAATTGAATTAGTCTGTAGAAATTAAAGAGGAGTATATATGGCAGAACAGCAAGTTAATATTGGTGTAAAGGTTACTACAAACCTTTCCGAAGCCAATAAGGAATCAGCAGAGTTTAATTCCAATATGCAAAGTGCAGCCAAAGCTGCTTCTAGTATTAGAGTTCCTAGCCAGACAGCTGCATTTAAGTCTTCTGCAGCCTCTTCAACTAGCTCAGCACAAGAAAGTGCTGGACTTAATAGAGGTGCAACAGGTGTAGGGGGTAGTGATGACTCTAAAGATTTTGCTCGTCAAGCTCAAGGGTTGGGCGGGCTTGTTCACGTCTATGCTACTTTCGCTGCCAATATATTTGCAGTTAGTGCAGCCTTCACAGCTTTATCAAAAGCTGCGGACTTCACAAATATGATTAAAGGTATGGATCAGCTAGGTGCTGCATCAGGACAAGCACTAGGTTCTTTAGCTAAACGTATTACCCAGATTACGGATGGTGCAATTTCCTCAAAACAGGCTGTTGAAGCCGCTGTTCAAGCTACCGCAGGTGGACTTAGTGGGGCTCAAATTGAAAGATTAGCAGGTGTAGCAAAAAATGCCTCACAAGCACTAGGTAGAGATATGGGCGATGCTCTTAGTCGTCTATCTAGAGGTATTACGAAAATTGAACCTGAACTCTTAGATGAATTAGGAATTATGGTTAAGGTAGATACTGCTACCAGAAATTATGCTTTAAGCCTAGGTAAAAGTGTTACTTCTCTTACTGACTTTGAAAAGCATCAAGCCTACACTACTGCAGTACTAGAAGAAGGCGAACGTAAGTTCAATAGTATTAAGTTAGATGCTAATCCTTACCAAAAGCTACTTGCTAGTTTTACTAATATAGCTATAACCGGTGGCGAATTGATAAATAAAGTACTGGGGCCTATTGCTAAGCTCCTAGGGGAGTCTCCAGCAGCTTTAACAGCAGCTATGGCAGGACTTGCTGCTTTATTACTAACAAAAGCGATCCCTGCTTTAACTAAATATAAACAAGCACTATTTGATACAGCACTAGCTTCACAGAAAATAGCCGCTACTGCTAGAGATGATGCAGTAGTTTTTGATGCTTCAGGTAAAATAGCTGCAGGACGTAAAGCAGCAGATCCTATACAGCTACAAGCAGGACTTGCTGAAGTAGCAATGACTAATGCTCTAATTGCAGCAAAAAGTAAACTAGTAGATGCTGCTAAAGCTGGTGAAGCTACTGATAAATTAAAAAGCCAAATATTAGAAGAGTTAAATATAAAGACTCAGAAATTAGCAGAGACAGAAGATAGACAAGCTACTGCTTTATCTGAAAATAATACTAAGTCAGCTAGCGCTTTAGCAGGTAGTATAACAAAGCAAAAAGCTTCATTAGAAGCAGAAAAAGTAGCTTATGATCAAGCAACTATAGCTGTAGATAAGCATACAGAAGCTGCAAGAATACAAGAGGAAGCAATAGTAAAGGCAGAGAAAAATTTTGGTAGGGCTACGGTAGGCGGATCTTTACAAGTACAAGCAGATAAAGCAGCTACATCTTTTGCTAAACTGGCAGTCTCCGCTGCAGTTGTTAATGATGTTAAATTAGGTGGGTTTAACTATGCAATTGAACAACTAAATAATAATATTAAAGCTACTTCTATAGAGCTAGTAAATGCTAAAGGTCAATTGGAAACATTTACTAAGGTACCTCTAGAAGGCCAAGCAAAGTCCTTTGCTTTAATAAAAGGATGGGCCTCTGCAGCAGCTACATCAATAATGACAATAGCCTCTTCCTTTGGTAATGTATTTATGGTAGTAGGAATAGTTATAGCAGTATTTTCAGTACTAGATAGCGTACTTAGTAGTAACTCTAAAAATACTGAAAAGTACAAAGAGTCTATTGAAGCATTAACTACAGCTGCGGAAGCAGCTCATAGGGTTTTTGAAGCACAAGAAAAAGCCCCTAACCCTTTTGCTACAAGTGCCTCAATTATAGCAAGTGCTACAGCTTTCAATGAGTTATCCACCTCATTACATACCGTAGTTATAGGGCTAGATAAAGTAAAAGTATCAATGTATACAGCCTTCAAAGTAGGTAATATTTGGGAACCTTTAGTAGACGCTGTGAAGAGTATCGGAAGCGCGGATATAAAATCTAAAACTACTAAAGCTATTTCTGAAATGCTAATTAGTAGTATACAAGTTGCTAGTAATACTGATGGAGCTAAAATTAAAGCAGCTATTGCAGAAATAATTACGCCAAAAAATTTCTCCCCTAAAGGTATTCAGGATGCTCTAGATAGTATAAGCACAAGTGCTTTGGAAGATAAAGTTACAGAACTTAATAAGCAAATAGAGAAAGTAAATAAGGATATGGGGAATTCTGCTTTCGCTTTAAAAGCATATAATGAAGCAGCAGGATTAACTGAAAAAGCAGTAGGAGCTTTAGTTCAAAGTTTTGCTCCTACTGATCTAATGGGTAAATTTGGAATTGCACAAATGGAACAAGCCTCTAAGCTTGCTATAGCAATTAAGGACCCTATTAAAGCTATAACTTTACTATCTGAAACAGTACAAGATGTAAATAAGCTAAGTCTTTTTCCTAAAGGATCTCAAACCTCCTTAATCCGTTATAGAGAGGATTTAAAGGTACTTCAAGATGCTGCTAGTACTACAGAACTTCAAATAAAAAAGTTAACTGCTGAAATTGAGCTAACTAAGCAAAATGGTGCACAAAGCATGGATCTTAAAAAGGGTTCAGAAAAAGGTGACTTAAAATTCTCTGATTCAACAATAGCTGGATTAAAATTCTCTAACCCAGAAGATGGTAAAAAAGCTGAGTTAGAAGCAAGACTAACAGCCCAAGTCACTCAATTAAGAGCTATAGAAGTTCACGCTAGTAATACCTTATCACTTATTGCAGGTCAGGGGGATTTAGTCGCTGCACAGTATAAAGCAGGAGCAGAAAAGTTAGCTCTTTCTTTAAATCTAGCTAAAGAGCAAGCATCTCTTAATGTTGATAAAGCAGCTACTGCAGGACTATCTGGACCAGGAACAGCCTCTGCAGCTGCTGAAATCTCTAGAAGAGAATTAGCTATTCAACAAAGGATACTAGAAGCTCAAGGCGATGTACTAGATAGTCAGGAACGTTTACGCTTAACTATTGAGGCTTTAGACCTTACTGAGCAGAAAAAACTTACTACAGACCCTAAGAAACTTAAGGATCTAGACGAAGCATATAAGAAGAATGCCGCTATACAGACTACTTCTTCTGGAGCTAATGTAGTTGAAGTAGTATCTAACCTTACTAAAGAAATATCTAGGTTACAACTTTCAGGAAGTAAAGAAGATGCTATTCAAGCAGATGTACTATCTAAGTATAAAAACCAATTGGCAGGTTTTGCAGCACGTACAGACGAATTAAGAGCTAAAGGCACAGCTATAAATATTGGAGAAAGGCTAGGAATTGTTAATGAGGAATTAGTAGTAAGACAACGTCTTTTAGATGAGTCAATAAAATTAAAAGAGATTGATCTTACTAGATATGCTAGTATGCAGGAGCTAACCCCTATATACAATGAACAATTGAATAGTTTAATAGAAACTACTACTAAAGCTAAAGAAGCACAAGAAATACAGAAAAAATTCAATGAACTAGAAAAAGCTTCTGCGGAAGCAAAGATACGAAGAACTGGAGCAGACTCTAATAGTTTGAGGGAAGATATAGGACGTAGTAAAGAAGATAAACTTAAGGCCCTATTAGCTGAAATTGATGTACTAAGAAGAACATTTTCCCAAAATGATCTAGCTAGAACCCAAAGTACTACTAAAGCTAAACAGGCTAGTGAAGAACTTATAAGGGATGAATTAATAAAACAAGAAGGGTATAGAAGCCAATTAGCTACTACTAGAAACTCTACAGCTATTTCTGAATTAGAATCTCAGAAAACTTTAGGTACTGTTTCAGAGGAAAGATATATACAAGAAAAGAAATCTTTAGAACTAATAGGACAACAATTAGCATATAATAACTCTTTACGTGATCTAGCAAATAGCCAAGCTAAGGAAACTGATGCTACTGAATTAGCTTTAAAAAATGCTAAAAAAGTACAAAGCAAAGCTCAAGATGCTATTGGAGCTAATGGTGTACCTACTAAAGAACAATATGATGAAAAATTTGCAGCTGATACCTCCGTATCTAATATATCTGGTCAACTAGCTACACAAGCAACCACTCAAGCACTAGCAACTTCAGCACTTAACGCAGATAATGAGGCAAAGAAAATAGCTATTGGCTTAAATACTACAGTGTCTGAACAAATTAGACTCCAAACTAGTCTAGTTGCTCAGTTAGGTGAAGTATTTGGTACCTTAGGTTCAGCTGTAGGTAAAGCAGTTAATGCTATTACTACTGGACTAGAGTCACAAGCTAATATAGAAAAAAGTTATAATGATAATAAATTAAAAGATCAAGCTACTCTAAATAAAGATCTTGAAGATATTGATAAGAATATGGTACTTAACGAACAAGGTAAGCTTGATGCTAAAAATGCTCTTAGAAGTGCAGCAGGTAAAAAGGATGTTACTCTTACGGCTAAGTATGAAAAGGATAAAGAAAAACAAACACTAAATACTGATATAGCTATTCTAGACTCTACTAAGCAACTATTTAGTAAGAAAACTGCTGCATATAAAATAATGGATGCTGTTGAAAAGGGTATGCAAGTAGCCAGATTAGCTAATACACTACTAGAAAGTGGGACTAAAATAGCAGCATGGTTTGCTGAAGTTCCGGCTAAGGTAGTTGCAGAAGGAGGTATAACTGCTGCAAATACTGCCGGGGTAGTTGAAAGAGCACCTCTAACTATTGCAGGAATCATGGGTAAAGCATATTCTGATTTAGGTCCAATTGCAGGGCCAATTGCAGGTGCTGCATTAGTAGCATCCTTTATATCACTACTAGGAGGGCATGGCGGAGGCTCTGCTTCTGCAGTACCTGATTATAAACAGAAACAGGAAACTCAAGGTACTGGTCAAGATTGGACTAATGATAAAGAGGGTAAATTAGTTAAAGTAGATAACGGACGTGGAGTACTTGGAGATAGTTCAGCTAAATCAGAATCTATTGCTAACTCAATTGAGATATTAAAAAATAACTCAATTGAAGGATTAAACTATGATAATAAAATGCTTAAAGCTATGGAGCGTGTTGCTAGTGCAGTAGGAGCTGCAGCAGTTACGCTTTACTCAATCAAAGGATTAACCTCCGGAACTGGCTTTGGTACTGGCGAGGGAGTAATCTCTAGTAGTTCAGGGTTCCTAGGAATAGGTAAATCATCCACAACTGCCGAAATTAAGGACGCTGGCGTCCAAATTAACGGGACAGTTAGTGCTCTTATACGAGGTGTTGGAGTTATTCAAAAGTATAAAGATGTACTAGTTACTTCATCTAATAGCGGGTTCTTAGGTATTGGTGGAAGCTCTCATTCTAAAACTATTACAGATACTGAAAAACTTACTGGAAAAATTACTACACAAATTGGTGATATATATAAAAATGCTAGTACAGTATTTGGAGCAATTGCTAAAGATGCAGGATTATCCTCAGATGATGTAATAAAAACCTTCGAAAGTTTACCAGTTAATATTAGTGCTAGTCTTATGAAGTTAAGTGGCGCTGATTTATCAAAAGCTTTAGGCGAAATGATAAATGCAGGACTTGATGACGCAGCAACAACTATTTTTGCTTCTTTTGATAAGTATAAGGAGTTCGGCGAAGGTATGCTACAAACAGTAACTCGCGTAGTTGATGGTAATAACAAAGTAAGAGATGCCTTATCAATTATGGGATCTACCTTTGATGTTACTGCAAACAGAGTTATAAAGGTAACTCCAGAAATAGGTACCAAAATAATTGATATAGCTGGGCATATTGAAACTAGATTAAATCCTGCACTACAGGATGCTAAAGATAACTTTGAAAGTATAAGTAGAGGAGCATTGCTCCATATACCTAAAACAATTCAAGTATTAGTTGGCGAAGTATCCCACCTAGCTAATGGTCTGGAACAAGTTGATGAAACTTTATCTAAGTTTGATATTAGCGAAGCTCTTATCACAGGTGCAGGTAGTCTATCAAACTTTGTCGATCAAGCTAAGTTCTTCTCAGAAAACTTTGTACCTTTAGCAGATAAAATATCCCCTATTACAACTAAATTAAATGCTACTCTAGGAGGCTTAGGTCTTTCAGGTATTAAAACTAGAGAACAGTTATACGCAGTAGTAAAAGGGTTGGATTTATCAACTAAAGCAGGTCGTGAGATGTATCAGAGTCTTATGGATTTAGCTCCAGCTTTTAATCAAACTAGAGGCGCAGTAGAAGATGCTAATAAAGGATGGCAAGAACAGTTAGATGTATTAACAGGTGCCCGTACTCAATTAGCAATAGATAAAGCTAAAGACCTTGCAACTGCAATTGATGATACTACTATTAGTCTTATAAATCAAGTGTATGCTCAGAAAGAGCTAAAAGAGGCTTCAGATAATGTAGCTACTGCACTTACTGCTTCAGCTACGGCTGCAAGTAATTATGCA